TGAATCTTATCATTTTTTCTGAACCAAAGACCGGTTAATGCCAATTTAATATCATCTTCAGTATCCAATGATGTTCCTACCGAAATATTACCCGGCCCATAGTTACGTTGCTTCTTACAGAACGTATCGTACATCTCATCCAAAATCACTTTAAATTCATTTGTAGTTTCTGGATATAACCTTTCACAATATTCAATTGCAGTTTCTTGATTTTCACTCATTTTTTCTTTACTCCTTTTAACATTGTTTTTCGTTGCTTTTCGCTATATCCATATTTAGATAACAAAAAATTGCAACTATCCCAATCTAATAACTCAATATATTCAGTAGACTCAGTTTTACTGATTTGATAATGCTCTGCAATTTGTGATATTAATTGTTTGTCATACTTGTTATCTGATTTGCCTTTTATATATTTTGCAAAAGCTTTTGACTCTGGTAAAAAATCATGATATAAACGATATGTTTCAGATGGTCTTAATTGACCAATTGTATATTGTTGCAATTCGTTAATAAAATCTACTAACTCGATTCGCATAGACAACCAACGATTAATCATATATGGCGAAAACTTTTTCTGGTCTACTTCTGACCACTCAGACCATTTCTTTTTCTTGTGAGTTAATCCATTAATAAAATCAAATATTGTAGCACCTTTTTTTGTATCACTCATAACTTATAGCTTGTATTTATGTTTGTATATTTCATTTAACCGCTGTCCAAAACCAATTTCTAAAATAATAGCATTAATAGGAATTCCAGTTAGTTTATCTACTTTAAGAATATCATCCGGCGTTTTATTTTTAAAAACTTTGATTTTAGTACGTGCATTTTTCCTATTGCTGGTCTTGAATACAATCGTACATATATCTCGATAGATAGCCATTTATAGTTATTATTTTTCTACTTTAGTTAATTGTGATTCATTAAATATATGTAACAACCCATAATTATCCATTTCTCCAACGACACGAATGTCTCCTTTAAGTGTTTCAAATACTGATATGATAGTACATGGAAATTCATATCCTTTGGTTTTTATAGCTTTATCGCCAACTTTAAATTTACTCATAATTTTTTATTCTTTTATTTTGTAACTGGTCTAAATTCATCTGGGATAAACCCACAGTCATCACATCTAAAAACTGGTACTGGTACCATTGTGTCTTTATCACCGCCTGTGATAAATTTTGAAACTTTATTAATAGCCATAACTTGCCGGAAGTAATAACATCCACATTTTTCGCAAGTAATTGGTTTAAGATCAGATTGTTTTATATTTGATTGATTCATTATTTATAATTCCTTAATTAAGTTAACAAACATTGACATTACATTAATCTCCTTGTCGACTACAGACACATCCCTAAATTGACTTTCAGCAATGATTAATATAACTGGTCCAATATGGCCTACAGCAAACTCGTCTAAATTGTCATATAAAAATGTATATAGTGGCGTAAAATCTCTAACCTTACTATCCGCTATAATTTTACGAATTTTTGTAAATGCAGTTTTTTTATCTGCTGATTGTGACTTTAATATATTTAAAATCTCAGTCATATAATTTGCTTGTACGACACTAGTTTTATCTAAAACCAATTTATTTTCAACAACGTGGCTCTGTGCTGAGTTAATTGCTCTACGTATATCCGGATATGATGCATTTATAATTGCAGCAACGTCATTAATATCATATTCAATCCCCTTATCCGTTAAAACAGATACTAGCCGTTCGGCAACTAATGATTTATTTGGCGGCGTAATACCGAATGTCTGACACCTACTCTGTATCGGGTCGATTATCTTTTCTACGTAATTACATGTTAAAATAAATCTTGTAGTTTTACTATACGTTTCCATTAAATTACGTAATGCTGCTTGTGCATTAGGTGTTAAATAATCAGCTTCGTCTAGAATAATAATCTTCCATCTTTTGAATCCAACTGTTGATGCATATCTCTTTATCTTATCGCGTACAGCATCTACTGAGTTTTCGTCTGATGCGTTAATGTACATTAAATCAGCATCGACAGAGTTTGCAATAATTTTAGCTAATGTTGTCTTACCAGTACCAGCTGGACCATAGAATAGTAAATGCGGAACATCGCCATTTTTAATAAAAATTTTTACTTTATTAATTACATGCTCATTACCAATATAACCATCTATATTATCTGGACGGAACGCTTCTGTCCATAAACTATTTTCAATATTTTCAATATTTGTAAACATAAATTATTATTTTTCTCCAGTGCTCCCAAAACCACCAGTACCTCGTTCTGTATTAGATATTTCGTTAGACTCATCCCACTGAATTTGTTCTACTTTATTTAAAACTAATTGTCCAATCCTTTCACCAGATCCAATTGTAAAAGGTGTGTGGCCATGGTTGATTAGAAGTACACCAATTTCTCCTCTATAATCCGCATCAATTGTTCCTGGTGAATTTAGAACAGTAATTCCTTTTTTTGCTAAACCACTTCGTGGCCGGACTTGTATTTCATACCCGTCTGGAATTTCTACAAATAAACCAGTGCCAATTAACGATGTTCTACCCGGATATATAAGTTCGCTATGGGTTGATCGAACATCGCAGCCCGCACTGAGTTTTGTTTCGTATACTGGTAAGTCATTATTTGACTTGTTAATCACTTTTACTTTCATTATACCCTTTAATTTTGTAGCTGAACTAACCAATACTTAGATTCAAAATCCTGACCTGCAAATTCTACTCTAGATAAGCCATCTGGTGAGATTAGTATACGACCAGCGTCGCCTCTATTAGCCGTTAAAATTTCTTTTAATTTATCAGCTGAAAAACATATTGGTTGCATATCATTGCTATCTGTCGTACCGACTTCGAAATAGATATTATCTGCATTAATTGTAGTATAATTAATTATAAAGATAATATTTCCATTTTTAATCTGCACTGCAAAGTTCTTAGCATCTGGTAGTGCATTCTTTGCTTTAATAAATTTATTAATAAACTCATCGTCAATGTTAATTGTAACATTATAATCTGGCTCTGCGTTAATGGTTGGCACTGCTGGAATAATTGTAGTATCAGCTAACATGAAAGTCATTTTAGTCTTACCTTCCTGAATTTCCATTGCGTAATTTTTACCATTATTATCTTTAACTGTAATATTAATATCTTCGCCGACAGCAGATAACATTTTAATTAAACCGCCAGTATGATTAATTCCTAAATCACCTTGGGCGAATGGCGTGTTTTGCCATTTTATATTACCAACAACTGTCTGATCATTGTCTATTAATTCACACATGATGTTATCGTCATTAGATACTAACTTTACTGCTTCGCAATTACCACCTAAATAGTAGCGATTGATAAATGATTGAAATTTTGATTTTTCCATTTTTTCTTATTTTAATATGTAAAAAATTTATTAAATTGTTTGGCATCTGTTGTGGATATACTATCCCCACCGAACTTCTTATATGTCTTTTTATACTTTGAATATACATGCATTGCTTGATCAGGATCATTAAACATTTCATATAATGATATTACAACTGCATACAACTCCTTTGGTATTGCTGTTTCTAATAATTCTACATGGCTATCCGTTAATTGATTTATATCTTTTACAATTTCGCAATATAAATGTGTATTATGTATAACCATTCTCGGCATACCCTCCTGCGAATAACGATCTAAACCTTCAGCTGTTTCTCCACCTAAATATTCATACGTAAAATCTGAACAGGCTGGACAACCCAATTGACATGAAACATGTTTTGTTTTATCTATTTCAACTATACCGGTTTTACCTTGTTTTGCGTGTGTCTTTCTACGATACTCAGCATTTTTTGGAAAGTATAATTCTGTAAATGTTTGTGTTTTATAGTTACCTGAGTGTAAATATGTTCCATATACCGGATATTGTCCCGGCGATGATGAATCCGACATTAACTGAATTCGATTATCTGTTAGAGTATTTAATAATTTTTGTAATACTCCTAGGATAAAGAAATCTGATATTTTACTAATTCCCAATAAATGGATATACTGCACATGTTTCTTTTCAAATTCTCGTTCTTGTAACATTAATGCAATAACATACATAAAGTCAACTAATTTCTTAGGACCGCCAATACACCAACCATTAAAATCAAAGTCTTTAAATTTATGATACCAAGTAGAATATTCATCAGTAAACGTACCTTGTATTACATTTAAAAATTTAGTTTTACCTGATTGATTTTTTTCGAACCACTTAAAGTTATCAAATGAAATATCCATGGAATCATGGAATCTATTTTCAAATGTAACTCTGGGAGGAATATCTAAGTTAGCTGCTACATCTGAATTAGCTTCTAACCAATGAAATATCTTTTCCCGAATTGTACTATCCCATTTGAGTGCCCCGGTTGCAATCTGGAATCCGCCCGAATCGCCAAAGACAAATGTCCCATCGTCTAAACCGATTTGTTGACGAAAATCCATTTTTTTATAATGATGTCCAGCCGTAACTAGAAAATAAGGATGCCTCCAACGTTCTGGGTATTCTTTTGAAAAGAACCGCATAGTAGTGCCATCTGAAAATTTTGTGTCTTTTTTAAATGCAGAAACCATTGATCCTGCCGATAAAGATGGTATATATAAAAAATCTTTTCTATCCATTTTGTTCCTGTTTTAATAAATGTTTACAATATTCTCTTTC